TACAATGACTTATGCGAAAAAATTCCTGGTGGGATAATTTCTGAAAACAATTCAGATGGGCTGAGTAATCAGGAACGAGACTATGCTGTCAGAGAAAGATATTTAGATTGCATGGAACTGATTGAGGAATGTAGTAAACTGACTGATCCGGTTCTCGGTGCTTATATTTTTAAAGGAGTCACAGAAGGCTATCCGTATACATACTTTAAAACAAAAGACAACATACCATGCTGTAAAGATACGTATTACGAGCTTTATAGGAAATTCTTCTTTATTCTCTCGCGCAAAAAACAGAGATTATTATGAGGAGGACACCGAATCAGAAATAAGTGAATGCTGTTACATTCTGTAGACAGGATCTGTATCTCGGCCCTCTATATGAGCGTTGAAATAAGACGCTCTTTTCTTTTTGGCGTTTAAATCACATAGTCTCTTATAGAAAGAGAGGAAACACTATGAAACTTTATTTGATTATTGGTTTAATTTATGGAACATTTAGTTTAGTAATGTCTATTCTGGTCGGAGTATTAAACGATACAAAAGACTTTGATTTAATTGACTGGATCGGATGCATTATAGGACTTGTTGTGTGCTATTTATTATGGCCGGTATCACTGGTGTATGGTGGTTTACAAGCTATTAAAGAAACAAAGGAATCTGAATAAGATTCTTTTTTTCTTTTTCGCGTAAAAAACATAGTAGTTTATAGAAAAGGAGAAAGATAATTATGAATAAAATCGTTAATGCAGCTTGTAAAGTACTTATTTTATGTGCAGCTGGTAGAGGAGCTTACGAATTCGGTAAAGATGGTCGTAAAGCTATTGAGAAGAAATTTGCACAAAAAGAGAACAATGCAAATGTAAACGAAGAGTCTAAATAAGACTCTTTTTCTTTTCTCGCATAAATTTCCTTCTCTATTATGACGAAAGGAGAAACGGTATTAAGTGGGGCGCAGTCAATAAAGAGGTAAAACTGCGGAATTTAAGGAGTTCGAAGTTTGATTAAATTGCAGAAAAAGCAAGCTCTTTATTTTTTCATATCCCTTTATAGAAAGAGAGGAAATAACATGGATAATAAAACAATTATTGTACCTAAAGAAGAGCGAGAAGAGCACTCATTTAAATCATTTTTAAGACTAATGAGTATTAGATTTAAAGCTATAAAAAGGGATTTAAAAAACAGGAAAATTAATCATGAATTATGCCAATACTTTCATGCATCAGAGTCTGAATAAGGCTCTTTTCTTTTTTCGCGAAAATTTCAGATTCCATTATAGGAGGACGAAATTATGTTTAGAAAAGTTTTGGAAATTATTGGCGGTTACGTTGTTGTTAAGACAATCTTTGTAGCAGGAAAGACCTACGGAGAGCTCAAAATGGCAATGGACACAATTAAAGGAGAAGCAAAAAATTTAAGATCGAATCTTAAGAACAGAGAGGAAAGCAAAAACTATGCTTAGCCTCTTTTTCTTTTGTCAGGGAGGTATTTATGAATAATTTGGTGATGTTTTTAGCAGTTGCGATTGGAATGCTTATTGGAGCTTTACTAGGTGGTTTGCTGATATTCAGTAAAATTGATGCACTGTTAGGTGTAGACACATCAGATCCAAACAAGGACAGATATAACTTTATTGTTCTTTGTCCGTTAGAAGAATTACGAAAGAAAAAGTACTTAGTTGTTGAAGTAAAGGTTGCAAACAATGAAGAGCCAAACTTGTGAAATAATTCGCGTTTTTCACAACGTCTATTATGACAAGGAGGATAGAAAGATGTCATATTTATTGAATTGGTTAGCATTATTCATAGTAATAATGATGTTTGGTTTTGTTCCCGGTGTACTTGTAGGGGCTTATTTGCACGAAGATATTTTTGTTAAAGAAGATGAAGAAGAGCGCAACTAGGCCTCTTCACTTTTGAAAGGAGAAAGACTATGAAAGAAGAATTAGAGGTAATAGGAGCAGTTGTAGTTACAATAGCCATATTAGGTATACCAGTATTATCATTTGTGTCATTCGCATATGATTGGCCTGGTTTTCTTGAATTTATTCTTATCATATTTCAGGCTGCTGATTTTTTCTTTGTATTAGAAAAATTAATTGGAGAAACAGAATGAAAACAGCATGGAAACATTTTAAAACAGTATGCGCGCATAAATTGATAGTTTTTAAAGAATGTGCCGCTTGTGGAATATCTTGGCAAGGAATTACACATGACTTGTCAAAGTTCAGTTTAACTGAGTTTATGCCATCTGCAAGGTATTATCAAGGAGACAAATCGCCGATCGAAGCTGAAAAGGTCGCCATAGGATATTCAGTTGCTTGGTTACATCATAAAGGCCACAATAAACACCATTGGGAATGGTGGACGGATTTTTCAGATGATGGCACAATAATCGCCAACAAAATACCGCTTAAGTACGTAATTGAGATGATATGCGACTGGATTGGAGCTGGGAAAACATATAGCAAGGAAAAGTGGACTGAAGATGAACCTTTATATTATTTCATTAAAGTTCGTGGCGTAAGACATTTTCATCCCGAAACAGAAAAGCTTATTCTCGATCTTCTTGATGAAATAAGAGAACACGGATTAGATAGTTTTCACAAAAAGTGCAGGATGTTACTGAAACAGGAGAAACAGAATGACAAAAAACTTAAATGAATATACCATTGAAGAATTTCGTGAAATGGAATTGTTTGGTAAGGATTGTTTATTCAACAACGTTATTATTGTGCCTATGGATGAACTGCATGATAGCGGTTATAGGTGTATGAAATTTATCTTGTGCCTTAATGGAGATATAGTTGGTGCTGTTGGTGGCTGGAGTGATGTTGTGCATCCGAATGGCATTGGCAATCATGGTCCATCCTATGATTGGTCTGTAACTCCAAATATAGGCCTTTCGATTGATTGTTTAGCAGGAAGCGGTTGTGTTCGTTTGATGATGGATGGGCTTTATACGTGTTCTAATTTTATTGGTGAGTCTGATTTTATTTTTTATAGAGTGTAAGGAGAAACATAATGAACAAAGAATTAAAACCATGTCCATTCTGTGGGACAGAGGTTGAACTTGAAAAGATACCACTTTGGCGTGGAAGTCATGGCTATTATGGATGCTACGAATTTAAAATCAGATGCAAAAAATGTGGTGCACAACAAAATTATATGCTGAATGATACAGTATATCGGTCTGAGGATGAAGCGATAAAAAATGTGGTTAAAGCATGGAACAGAAGAGCGCAGGAGAAAGACTATGAAAGCAATATTAATAATAGATGAGCTTCCAAAGTCCTGCTACGAATGTCCTCTGACTCATTCTGAAACAGGATTCTTTGGAGACATATGTGATTCGGTTTGCACAGTCTTAGACAGAACGAACATCGTATTCATGGATGGCATGGGAAAACCAGAGTGGTGTCCTCTGAAACCATTGCCACAAAAAATGACAATGGAGAAAGCATTGAAAATGGAGAGATGTGGATCAATACGTGACATATATACAACATGGGACGCTTGCTTAGCTGAGATAACAGGAGAAACAGAATGAAGATTAATGTAGAAACACTCTGTGAAGCATGCATTAGCTGTGAAAGGCTTGAAATCGAAACAGTTACCTCATACACAAATGACCAGGTATGCGAAAGATGGTTTGTTTGCAAGCATCTTGTTGATTGTAAAAAGACAAAAGATATTATTGAAGCAGAGCATAATTCAATTTCTGGTTTCAATAATAAAAAGTATAAACCTGGATTCTTCGGTATTCCTAGCGATGATGATATTAAGCCGCTCAGTGAGCAAGTTCTAGGTGACAAGAATATAGAATTCAAGCCGAATTATACTATCGATGAATTCTGTAAAGAGTTTATAAGAAACAAGAAAAAAGGAGAAAGATAATGTTGTTTGACAAAAAGATTGATGAGACAAAAACCGAATTCAAGCAGGAGTTCAAAACGGGATTAAAACAAATGATCAAGGAATCAAAGATATTACTGTTCTTGACTGCTAATACAGCATGTTTAATAGCTGGTTTTGTTGCTGGAGCAGTAGCAACAGGAGCTGTGCATAAGGTAGTTAACAGAGACATTCGCTGATATTTCATGTCCCGTTATAGGAGGTTAGAATAATATGGACGAAAAAGATTTGAACTGTATTAAAGAGTCGTTACACGACTGTCACGATCGAAAGGAAGTATGTCCTGTAGAATCTGATGATTTCTTGACATTAAGCAAACAGGAAGCTGAAATTGCCAAGATCCTAGTGGACGAAGAGAAGAACAAAATGGATCACGAAATTGAGCTCGAAAAGATCAAACTTGAAAGAGCAAAGATCGAAAACGAGAACAAATGGTGGCATCCTAAGTTCTGGGTTGGTCCTGTATTAGGATTTGTTGGTGTTGTCGCAAGCGGATTTATGTATAGGAGAACGTTAAGAGAGCACAGGAGAGAAACAATGGAATTCGAGCATGACGGTCATATGTTTACGTCTATGGCAGGAAGATCTAATTCATCAGGATTTAAATTTCCTGGAACTAAGGGACTTATGTAAGTCTCTTATTTTTTCGTCTAAAAAACAAAGGATATTATAGGAAAGGAGATATTATGCCTAAGTTTTTAAACGAGTCGAAATTCTGGAGTTATTTAGGAATGGCTTTGAGTGGACTTGCAGCGGCAGCAACAGGTTATGGAGCTATGCTTGCAAGTAAAGAGTCAGATCTAAAACTCACAGAAGAGATTCAGAAAACAATTGAGAAAGTATTATACCAAAAAATGGGAGGAGTTCAGAATAACATCTGAGCTTCTTTTCTTTTTAGATTCATTTGAAAGGAGAAAGATATTTATGAAAACGAATCTAACTGAAAGGCTGAGTAACAATCTCAGCGCTATTGGTGAAAAAGCTAAACAGCATTCACCAGAACTGGCAGCTGTTGCCACGATATTCTGCTTTGGATTGTCAGTTATCGAAGCAATCAAGGCAACACCTAAGGCAAAAGAGGAGCTTGAGACAAAGAAAAAGGAACTCAATACCGAGAAGCTCCCTGTGAAAGAAACAGTGGTTATATTTGGAAAGAACTACTGGAAGACAGCAGCATCATTCGCTGTAGGAACAGCCCTCACAGTAAATGCAGCAGATAAGCAGATCAAGTTGCAGAAAGATGTTGTGAATCTTGTAAGTGAAGTAAGCCTTGGCAGAGCAGCATTAAATGAGTTCAAGGCACAAATGGTCGAACAGATTGGAGAAAAGAAAGCTGAAAAAGTTCAGTATGCAGTAAATCAAAAGGAAGCAGACGCCCATTCGCCTGTGCCGGGTGTAAATGTTACTGAGAATCCTCAGTCAAAACAAAATGAAGTAGGAACATGGATATATGAACCATTAACATATCAGTGGTTCTGGGATGATCCGTCTAAGTTCGATGCTTATGTCGGACGTGCAATTCATAAAATGAGTGGAAGCATGGATGGAGAGCTGAACCTTTATGAATGGTTAATGGAACTGCCAGATGAAGTTCTGCAGCATATTCCGGATGAAGATGTTGATAAACTCATGAAAATGGTATGGTCAAGAGATTATCCAAGCGAAGGATTCTGTGCACACCTTGGAGACTCATACACAGTAAATGATCCGAATAGTCCGCTTTACGGATGTGCATATAGAAGGATCGAGTACGATGACGATCCGGTGTATACTCCCAGCTATTATTAATGGATTATATTTGACGATGTTAGACCAGTGGTTTGAAAAGAACTGCTGGTCTTAATTTCGCGAAAAAAACAAAGGATATTATGAAGAATAATCATTGAAAAGGAGGAAAAATTATGGAAATCAATGAAGCTATTCAGGACACAATGCAGGAAGTTGTAAACAATGAAGAAGTTAAAGAAAATGTCTTTAAGGGACTTATGAACAATCAGAAGATGATCGATGGTTTTATGATCGTTGGTGTTGTTGGCGGTACTTTGTATCTGTTATCAAAGGCTGGTCAGATCATCAAGGTTGAATTACCAAAAGGTTTCAAATGGTTGAAGAACACCCTTGGAGGTATCTTCAAGAAGAAAGAAGTTGCACATTCTGAAGAAACAGTCCAGAAAGTTGAAGCGGAAGTAGTTGACAAATAACAATGATATTTGAGAAAGAAAGCAGATCTAAAATGGTCTGTTTTCTTTTTCTTTTGAAAGGAGAGAAAGATATTTATGCAAGAATTCAAGCCAAGACCAGAAGATGTAAAGCCTGAAGAAAAGTCTGGAAGAGACGTTCATTTTGAACCAGTGAGCAAGGAATCTACACCTGTTGAAGAACCAGGATTCTGGAAAAGGACAGGTGAAGCGATTTTCAAAGGAAGAAAATCCGGTAAATCGTTGTTTGAAGATATTTGGTTCAATTCGATCATACCTACAGGTGTGGATATGGTTACGAATGCAGCCAAGAATACGATCGACAGTATTTTCTATAACACTTTAGGTTTCACAGTTACGAATAATATTAGGACATCTCAGCCTTCTTATGGAACAGCATACGAGCGTTCAAAAGGAAGAATTCAGACATCGATCGAGCCAGTATTATATTCAAATGGTAACAAGCCAACATATAAGGATCTGACATTCAGGAGCCTAGGTGAAGCCCAGTATGCAAAAGCACAACTTGAAGATGCAGTAATTAAGTATCAGTATGCACGAGTGGCATATTTGATCGAATTGGCAAACAATTCTTATATTAATGCATCAGGTTTGGAAGTGCCGCTTACACCTGATCCAGTAGATTACGACTTCGGATGGGCAGATGTAAGAAATGCAAGGATATATCCGGTTGGAGGAGGCAAGTACAAAATTGAACTTCCAACTCCGGCACCGTTGAACTAGATAGAAAGGAAGATATTTGAAAATGAAAATCGACAAAGCGGCAATCGCTCAATCACTTAAAAAGAATGCTCCACGAATTGGATTTGGAGCAGGAATGATATTAATGGCAGTAAGTATTGTTCATACTGCTATTCAGTCTCCGAAGTTTCATCCAACAATCAAAGAGCATACAGATGAATTGACTAAGATTCAGATGGAAGCTGAAACAGGTGTAATAACAGATGCTGAAAGAAATAAGAAAGTCTTGAATCGTCTTGGCAGAACAGTAGCTTCTGCAATTAAGGCTTATGGCTTACCCGCATTAGAATTCTTTGTAGGTACAACATTGGTAACCGTATCATTTGTTGAAACTGATCACAGATGGACTAATTCTGCAGCACTTGCGACAGTTACAGCAGCAAGCTTTGCTAAGTATCGTAATAACATCATTGAAAATTGCGGTAAAGAAGCAGATACAAAAGCAATGTATTCTGTCAAAGAAGAAACAGCTAAAGACGAAAACGGTGAAGAGAAGGTCATTTATAAGGTAAATGCTGAGGAAGTCATTCCTTCTGAATGGGCAATTTTCATTGATCGTAATGAAAAAGATAAGGACGGAAATTACGTTCATGAAAGAGATCTTGGATATTTACTGGCACAGTTGGCAAGTATAGAACAGGCCATGAATAGGAAGATGAAGGATAGTATTGATGGTTCTGTGAGTATGGCAGACTTATATTCTCTTCTGCAGGAAGCACCAAAAGACGAAAACACATTGAGGGCAATGCGCGTTTCAGGTCAAAGATTCAGAAGAAACATTGATAAATTAGACGATAATGGTCTTCCTAATAAGTTCAAGATCTATATTTTAACAGTGTATCCAAAACCTGAGTTGGTTCCTGTTACGCAGTTACAGCGTGAATACACAGAACACATGCTTGAATGCAATAGGACAGGTATTCAAAAGCCATTTGACCGACTGGATGAAGATGGTAACTGGATCGATTTCACGAAACCAGAAATGATAATTTAGAAACTTACAAGAAAGGAGAACAAGAATGAACAATAAAGTTGCGTTCATTCTGGGGCTGATATTTGGAGCTCTTGCTGGTGCAGGAGCTTCTTATTGTGCTCTTGAAGAAAAATACGAAAAACGATTAAACGCTGAGGTTAAATCAGTTCAAGAGACATTCAATACGAAATTGAATGAGAAACTTCACGAAGTTGCTGAAGACAATAGAGAAGGCAAGGAAAGGATTGCCGAAAAGTATCCGGAAGTGACTAAAACAACAACATATAGGTCAGTTACAGACAATTTAGGATATTCATCGGACGATGGTTTCAGAATGCCTTCAGACGTTCCGATTCAAGACATTGCTGATATTCCAGCACAAGAATCTTTGATCGACCAGAAAAAACCGGGTGATACATATGAGATTCCGAAAGAGGAATATGGTGGAGATGGTGAGTATAGGACAGTAGATCTTTACTATTACTCAGATGGAACATTGACCGATGATCAAGACTATCTCGTAGAAGATATTCCTGAAAGCATCGGAAAAAACATGTATGAAGCACTAGAAAAGCGATTAGACGCCGGTCATGACGAAATTTATATTCGTAATGCAGAAAGAGGTGTTGACTACCGAGTATCTCTAACTGACGAATCCTCTGCCGAATAGTGTAAGGAGGGATGATGATACACAAAGAAGAAAATGGTTTGCAGAAAGAATATTTTGAATGGTTGTATCATCAGGTCTGCAGCGATAATAATTACAGCAAACTGTCACATCGTAAGCTATTACGGTTTTTAGATTCTGTAGATTTCATACCGATACTGCCAATGGACGATAATAGAAGGATTGATGGAATTGACTTCAGATACCAATTTGGTTATGAACGTGGATATTCTAATCACCTGATCCATGAGCTGATCGATACACGAAACTGCAGCGTTTTAGAAATGATGATAGCTTTGGCATTCAGAGTTGAAGAGCAAATAACATCAAATTATATTTACGGGAACCGTACTGGCCAGTGGTTCTGGGTAATGATCATGTCTTTAGGATTAGGCCAAATGGACGACAGCAGATTTGATGAACAATATTGTTTTCAGGTCATTGATAATTTCATGAGAAGAAACTTTGAACCAAATGGACGTGGCAGTTTGTTTGTTTTAGAGCATCCTTTGGATGACTTAAGAAAAGTTGATATTTGGACCCAATTTATGTGGTATCTAAGTGAAACAGAAGGAGGAAATTTAGATGGGTAGAAATAATAGGATTGTAATGAATCCAGTACCAGACATTAACACACATGAATTCACATTGTTTGCATTGAACGATCTGGAGGACCGTTATGCACATCAGCAGAAACAGATCAGATCTTTAAGACGTGGATACAGATTCCAGTCTTTATTGATCACATGCGTTGTTTATTATATTTACAAGCATATGAATTCTGCTAAGAAGGAAGAACCAACGAAAAAAGAAGAAGTAACAGAAACTACAGACGAATAAACTAGAAAGGAGAGTCGAACATGCTTGATTTCTTGGAGTTTGAAGAAGAAAAGCAAGTATCAAAAGGGCGTATTTTGATTTCTCCGGATTTTAAAACGTACCCAAGAAGCTCCGATCTAATGACTCGTGGTGGCGATTTTTATGCCTGTTGGGACGAAGAAAATGGAATTTGGACAACTGATGAAAAACGTGTCTTTGAAATGATCGACCAGGAACTGAGGAATTATATTTCTGAAAAGGAAAATTCTAGAGAATGGTTGGGATTAACGCCAATTGCGATAAACATGAAAAGATCGAAAAATCATCAGGTTGCAAGGTTCCATGATTATTGCAAATACGATTTACGAGACGACTATCATATTCTGGATCAGAAACTAGTCTTTTTGAACGACAAAACAGATAAGAAAAATTATGCAAGTAAGACCCTTCCATATTCATTAGTGCCATGCAGCATCGAGAACTATGACCATTTAATGTCTGTGATATATTCTCCAGAAGAAAGGGAGAAGATAGAATGGGCAATTGGATCAATCGTGACTGGCGATAGTACCAAGTTGCAAAAGTTCTTGGTGCTGTATGGCTCTGCCGGAACAGGTAAGTCTACAGTTCTCAACATAATTCAAAAACTATTTGATGGATATTGGTGCACATTCAATGCTAAATCTATTGGTGATAAGAATAATAGGTTCTCATTAGAGCCATTTAGAAACTTTCCATTAGTAGCAATTCAGCATGATGGTGATTTATCTAAGATCGAAGATAATACTCAACTAAACAGCTTAGTTTCTCATGAAATGATGCCAATGGAAGAGAAAAAGAAATCAATCTACCAAGCCAGATTCAAAAGTTTTTTATTTATGGGCACAAATAGGCCTGTTAAGATCACTGATGCTAAATCAGGTATTCTCAGAAGGTTAATTGACGTCAAACCTACTGGTGAAAAGCTGTCAGTCAGTGAATACAGGAAATGTATGAAAGGTATTGACTTTGAATTAGGTGGAATTGCCTGTCATTGCAGGGATGTTTACTTAGCAGATCCTGGAAAGTATGACGATTATGTACCAGTTGGCATGATGGAAGCCTCAAACGACTTCTTTAACTTCATGCTTGACTCGTATATGGTATTCAAAGAACAGGACGGAACTAGTCTTAAAAATGCTTGGTCAATGTATAAGGTATATACCGAAGAGGCAAAAGTTCCTTATCCATTGTCCAGGATGATATTTAAGGAAGAATTAAAGGCATACTTCAACGAAGTATTAGAACGTTATGTGACTAAGGATGGTGATCGTGTATGGAATTACTATTTGGGGTTCAAAACTGATAAATTTGAGCAACACAATAGCACTCCTAAGAAAAAAGATATTCCTGTAGTGAAGGACAGCTTCTTAGAATTCAAAGAACAGCATTCGGTGTTTGATGATATTTGCTCAGAATGTCCTGCGCAGTATGGAACAGCAGCAGATACACCATCCATGGCTTGGGATAATGTGAAAACTACTTTAAAAGACTTAGATACAAGTAGATTGCATTATGTCAAGATCCCTGAGGAGCATATAGTTATAGACTTTGATATTCCAGATGAAAATGGAAACAAGTGTTTAGAAAAGAACTTAGAAGCAGCTAGTAAATGGCCAAAGACTTATGCAGAGCTCAGTAAGTCAGGTCAAGGAATCCATCTGCATTATATTTACAGTGGTGATCCAAAGAAGCTTTCTAGGATCTATGAAGATCACATTGAGATTAAAGTCTTTGAGAATGAAAAGAAGAATGCCTTACGTCGAAAATTAACCAAGTGCAATGATATTCCGATTGCGAATATTAGCTCAGGTTTGCCATTGAAAGGAGAAAAGAAAAAAGTGGTTAATTTCGAAGGCATAAAGAACAATGAACATTTAATTAGATTGATCAGACAGAATCTGAACAAGAAAAATGTCTCTTCGACAAAGCAATCAATAGATCTAATTTACAAAGATCTTGAAACTGCTTATGCAAGCGGAATGACTTATGATGTAACAACATTGCGTAATGATGTTTATGCATTTGCAGCATCTAGCACAAACCATTCTGATTACTGCAGAAAACTGGTAAGTAAGATGAGGTTTAAGTCTGATGAACCGTTTGAGTATGTAGAACCGGATGAGAATGCAGATCTTGTATTCTTTGATCTTGAAGTAACTCCAGATAAGTGGCTTCTTTGTTGGAAAAACTATGGCGAAGGGAAACCGGTGTTTGATATTACCAATCCAACTCCAGATCAGATTGAGGCATTCCTAAGAAAAAAGATTGTCGGATACAACAATAGACGGTATGACAATCATATTCTTATTGCAGGAAAGCTTGGTTATACTCCTAAGATGGTGTTTAACAAATCTGGTGAGATGATTAATGAAAAAACTGGATTCTTTGGAGAAGGTTGGGATGCGTCGTACACTGATGTTTATGACTTCTGCTCGATCAAACAGTCTTTAAAGAAATGGGAAGTCCAGCTGAAGCAGCCTCATAAAGAATGGGGTCAGAAGTGGGATGAAACAGTTTCAGACAAAGATTGGCCTAAAGTAATCGAATACTGTAAGAATGATGTTTTGGCAACTGAAGCGGTATTCAATGCTAGACATGGCGACTTCATTGCAAGACAGATGCAGGTTGATATTTGCAAAAAGTTGCATGGGATCACTAATGTCTCAGTCAATGATACGACAAACACACTTTCTCAGAAGATTATATTTGGCAACAACAAGAATCCACAGACAGAGTTCAACTATCGAGATCTGTCCAAACCTGTTCCATACACTCAATACGAGTATTACTTAGAACACTTTGGGCATGACTACAAGTTCAGAGTGTTTGGTCCTGATGGTTTACCATTGTATGAAGATTACACAGGGCAAGTTCTGCCAGATGGATATTCTATCCTGCCGTTCTTTCCTGGGTATGAATTCAAGAACGGTAAATCGACCTATATGGATGAAGAAATTGGTGAAGGTGGACGTGTATATTCTGAGCCAGGAATGTATGTGGATGTCGATGCTGAAGATATTACATCTCAACATCCATCGTCAATGGAGCAAGAGGTTCTGTTTGGTCCGGAGTTCACAAAGCGATTCTCTGAGCTTAAAGAAGCAAGAGTTGCGATAAAGAAAAAAGACTTTGCTAAAGCTTCTACAATGCTGAATGGTGTTCTTAAGCCTTATCTGAATGAGGATCAGGCAAAAGATGTTGCTCAGGCATTAAAGATTGTCATCAACTCTGTATATGGTTTGACGAGTGCCAGCTTTGCAAATCCATTCAAGGATCCTCGTAATGTAGACAACATTGTTGCTAAACGTGGAGCTTTATTCATGACGTTGCTTAAGAGTGAAGTACAGAAACAAGGCTTTACTGTATGCCACATTAAGACCGATTGCATTAAGATCCCGAACGCAACTCCTGAAATAATAGACTTTGTAAGAAAGTTTGGTGCTGAATATGGCTATAACTTCGAAACAGAGCATTCATTCAGTAAGTTCTGTTTAGTTAACGATGCTGTTTATATTGGCAAAGATGGTGATGAATGGGTTGCTGTCGGAACACAGTTTGCAGTTCCATATGTCTACAAATCATTGTTCTCTCACGAGTCAATTGAATTTGATGACATGTGTGAAACAAAGCAAGTTACCACTGCATTATATTTGGACATGAACGAGAGTCTTCCAGATGTAAGTGATCTTGAGGCTAGAGTTGAAAAGATGGAGAAGAGCAGAAAGAAGTATAGTGGGCCTCTTCTCGATAAAATTGACGCTGATATTCTCAAGTTGAAGGAACAGATCAAAGAAGGTCATAACTATCATTTCATAGGAAAGATCGGTTTGTTCTGTCCTGTAAAAGCTGGATGTGGTGGAGGAATTCTGGTAAGAGAGCAGAATGATAAATTCAATGCTGTTGCCGGAACTAAGGGCTATAGATGGTTAGAATCCGATATGGTAAAGGAACGAGGTTTGGAATCAGCTATCGATCGTAGCTACTATGATAATTTGGTTAATGACGCTGTTGACGCCATTAGCAAGTATGGAAACTTTGAGTGGTTCGTTGATTGACGAGCCACTTATATTTTTAAAAGAAAGAAAAGAGGAAAAAAGAAACAATGAAGTATTACTTTGATAGAGAAGGTTATCTCTGGTGTGAAGATCTGACAAATAGAGAAATTATCTCAAGGAATTTCTCAGGAATCAATGCTCGTTCAAACACGAAGTATCCTGGACCGGACAATAAGCAGTTTGCAGTTGTCATTCGTGATAACGATTTCGCTCAGGAAATGATCGAACAGGGATGGCCAGTATATTTGCGTGTTCCGAAAGTTGAATACGATCCACAGGCTGAACCGTACTACGTTATGTACGTATCTGTCAGATTCAAAGACAGATATGGCAAGTTCTTTACTGATAACAGAAAACCAAGCTTCTTCTTATATTCTGATGGCGTTATGTCAGAAGTAGGTATTGAAGCATGCACAGCTATTCCGAATGACGAGCTCATGCAGTCTGAAATTGATAAAGCTCGTTTCCAGAATGTCAGATTGAGACTGAGAAAGGGTAAGAAGTCCAACGGTGATCCGCAGGTATTCCTGTCAAGATTCGATGGCATGCTTTATATTAATGAAGCTGATCGTGCACCTGAGGGTTGGGTGACACAGGGAGAATAATACCATGGCTGAACCTTTTCCTGCATATCATCCTCTGCATATATTTAATCAGTTCATTTACATGGTAAGCGATTCACCCCGCCACCATGTTTATATTTTTAGATTTAATGAGGAAAGGGGCGCCATCGTTGGGGTTAGTGAGTCAAATGATTACTTCAAGGGAGTCGTAAAGCCAATTATATTCACAGATGACTATAACTGGTATGAAAATGACAAACTTGGTTCATACTCATTCAGAAGTATGGATAAATTAGTGGATCATTTGATTCACTATTCTGGAATAAAAGGAGAGAACTAAATGGATATTCCAGCAAACAAGTTTGTACGATTCGATCAATATTGTACAACCTGCAAATATTGTGAATTACCGGAATCTGAGGATCCATGTAATGAATGTCTAACAGAACCGGTCAATTTTTATTCTCACAAGCCAGTGAATTGGAAAGAAGGAAATAGAAAGGAACAAGATAATGGACACAGAGAGAATGACACAAGTCGATGAACAGACACTGAAAGAAAATGAATTCAAGTCAAAGGAATTCTACAAGAAGCACCCGGAATTGAACATGCCTAAGCTCACAGGAAGCTTCAAACGTAAGCTGATCAGGCAGAACACCATCCATCTGAGAGGTATTTGCCCGAACTGTGGTAGGCCAAACATTCGCTTCTACAAGCGGATCAGCACAAAGACAGTAACGGCTAACAACCGTTGGTACTGCAAAGGCTGCGGTAAGGCATTCAAGAGGGAGGATCTTGAGTATGTTAAATATGCTTAAGAGGATCTGGGCGTGGTTCAGATCGCTTGTGATTGAAGACGATCCGGAGATGATCGATGATACCGATCAGAAAGATGTGCCATTATATTTGGCTTGCAATGGTATGTATATGGCTCTTATCGAAAATATTGAGAGACAGGTCCAGCAAACTCAGATCGACTACGCTCTCGGTTCAATTGATAAAGAGACGTACGACCAGCACTTCCTAGACTTTCAGCAAAAAGTAAAAGAGCTCTCGGCAAACTATGCTAGAGAGCTTTTATTATATTCTGCATAAAGGAGAGTCTTATGGGGTTAGGTTTATATGATTACCAGCTTGAAGCCATAAGTCATATGAAAAATGGCTGCATTCTCTGTGGAGGAGTTGGGTCAGGTAAATCTAGAGCTGCTCTTGGCTATTACTACAAAGAAAACGGCGGTGATATTTTCGGTAACGACCATTCCTCCGACAGGAAAATCACCATGCAAGACCTATACATCATAACACCTGCCAAAAAGCGTGATAGCAAAGAGTGGCTAGGGGAAATGATGCCGTTCTGTTTATCTACAGATAAGAAGTATGATATTCACAACCATATAGTTGTCATTGACAGCTGGAATAACATACAGAAATACGAAGGCATTTACGGGGCCTTCTTTATATTTGATGAGCAGAGAGTTGGTGGTCATGGTAAGTGGGCTAAGACCTTTCTGAAAATTGCAAAAAAGAACAAATGGATTTTGTTAAGTGCTACTCCAGGAGATACTTGGGAAGATTATATTACAGTGTTTGTTGCAAATGGATTCTACAGAAATAGAACACATTTCTACAACGAGCACTGTATCTTCTCAAGGTACACAAACTTCCCGAAGATCGAAAGATATTTCAATGAGGGAGTTCTGTTGAGACATCGTAATGATCTGCTGGTAGATATGGACTTCCATAGACATACAAAGCGTCATTACGAGATCATCCAATGTGACTATGATGCTGTTAAATACAAGTCTCTGATCCGGAATAGGTGGGATCCATATGATAATTCACCTATTGAAAACGGATCAAAACTGTATCATCTACAGGTCCGAGTCAGTAACAGTTCTGATGACAGACAGGCCAAATTGTTAGAGATTTTAGAGGATCATCCAAGGGTAATTATATTCTATAACTATGATTACGAATTGGATGCTCTCAGAACGCTTTTAAAGGCCTCTAGAATGCCATTTAACGAATGGAATGGCCATAAACATGAACCATTACCTTCTGGCGAAAAGTGGGCTTATTTGGTCCAATACAGCGCTGGAAATGAGGCTTGGAATTGCACTGAAACAGACACAATTATATTCTATTCCCAGAATCCTAGCTATAAGGTTCTAGAGCAAGCGTCCGGTAGGATCGATAGGGCTAATACACCGTATGTAGATTTATATTACTACAGGCTAATGTCAAACAGCCCGATTGACAGAAGGATCAATATAGCACTGAAGAATAAGAAAAACTTCAATTCTAAGAACTTGGTTAAGAAATACGATGAAATGTATTTTGCAGAAGTCACTAAGCCTTCAGAAAAGCTGATTGATATTCCATCTGATCCTTTACCGGATTCTTTTTATGAAGAAACAAAAGTGAAACATGAGCAGTTGAAACTATTTTAGGAGAAATGTATGTCTGGATATTTCTATTACTACGTTCATGAAACTACTGATCCTGATTCTCCAGTGATCGCAGAAGGCATGAGCGGTAAAATTAAAGAATTTTTAGGAATCAATTACAACATGGTTGCTCTTATCTGCACGAAGCGTAACGGGATATTTAACGGAACTAACCTGATTGAAAGAGTCAGGTTAAATGAGAAACAAAATAACACCAGCGCACAGAGAAAGCAGAGTAAATTCGATGCAAGGATCGATGAGATAGAGCACCTACTTGATATTTACGGAAACACCATAATCTACAAAGATCTTGAAAAAGTATTTGATCGTTTGAATGCTGATGGATATTTCGTAACTGCGACCCATGAGATACGGAGAGAGATCAAATCAAAGAATCCCGCTGCATGGGACAATGAGGTCTATGACGAATGCTGGATATTAGAGTTGGTTAGAAGGGAGATAGTCGATAATGTTTAATGTATTCTTGACCGTGTTTTTGTTTGTTACAGTTTTCTTAACTTGGGCTATGCTTGGTCTCATTCGTAGGGAACAGAAAGAAGAAGCTGAGAAGAACTTGATATTCAAGAAAGGAGTTCTGCAGCATCTGGAAGAGATTCAAGAGAATGAAGAAGCGATGCAAAAAATCCTTACTGGCAGAGTTGCAACTTTGCTTCTTGATATTCTTGGTGAAGTACACGATACTAAAAAGCCAAAGACTAAGACAAGTAAGAAGAAAGCCGAAAAGAATGAAAAAGCTGAGGCCGTAACAGCGGAGAACAGGGAAGATCTTGAGAAGTTATGATGAACTTTCTAGGTAATGTTGTCTGGCTCGTAATGACTCTAACTGTAGTAATTATATTTCTCTGCGTTTCAGTAGTAGGCTTAGCTGTTTTAGACTACGCGCTTGACTCAGATATTAAAGGGGGCCTGGTAAGAACACTTGGGCCTCGTCACTTTCTTAAGCGTCTCAGATTAAGACTGCTGCAAATCTGTAAAAAAATAGACACACCAGAGCCTAATGATATTCCTGCTGGAATGGATGAGTCTATGGGAAAACCTGGTGCTGACTATGATGAAGACATCAACAGGTTGCTCAATTTGATCAATAATACTTCTTTTGGAGAGAAAAATGAGTGAAAGAGAAGAAGAATTAGAAGACTTTGCTAAGTGGGTTGCCAGCTGGATATTTGATCCGCAATTTGAAGAAGGCGGTCAAGGGGCTTTTATAGAACTTGCCTGCCGCAGACTCAATAAGCTTGGCATTGTCGGAAAATCTGATGACAAATGGCTATTCCTGAAAGAAGATGACGCCGAAGCCTAATTATATTTTTGGAGACTATCTGAGATGGAAAGTGAAAAGAATAGCGACTATTTGAAAGATTCTAGATACGACGATCATGGAACGTTTAGAACTACTGACTATGATTTGGCAACTGAATTTGTCAGGATCTTATTACTGTCTGGATATTTGGTAACAATTAATGATCCAAAGTTTGCCAATGAATTTGAAATCACATATACATTTAATAAGGAGGAAAGAAAATGAAAGTATTAACTGCAACAGCTGAAGACATGGAAAGAAATTTTAAGAAAGGTTATGTCAAGGCACTTTGGGAAGAAGGAAAGAAACCTTCTGAGATCGCTGGAAGAGTAGGACTTTCTGTAAGTACTGTTCGTTCTTGGATGAAAAAATTCCAGTCAGAGAAAGAAAGGAAAGAAGTAAAGGCTGCAGAATAACTGTGAGAGGAGGTCTAACAAGGCCTCTTCTTTTTGATATTTTGAGGGTCTTGCGTTTTTACGCGACGCCAACTTTGGGGTCTTGAAAATTACGCGACGGCCATTTTTGGCTATTTTTATGGATAAAACTGTGGATAAAAGTGGTTTGTGGATAAAATGAAATTTCTCGAATTGTGAAAATTTTGTGAAAAAATGGTCAAAAAACTGCAAAATGGATAAAAGTTTTGTCCAAATGGATAAAATGAAAAACGGTTTTATCCACGAAAAAAGCCCTATTTTAAAGGGTTTTAGAGCATTTTGGATAAATGGATAAAAATTTTCCCACTTAGAACAGAAAATGAAAATTTATTTTATAGATAAGTGAGAAAAAAATTTATCCATTTATCCGCAGGTTTTTGTTCACAAGCTCTGACTGTTATATTTTCAGCAGTAGGGCACCCGCGAAAAAAACATGTCCTTTTATAGAGAGAGAATAGAATATTCCACTATATGGAAAAAAATTCGAGCTCTCTTTTATTTTTGCCAAAACTTGAAGGAGAACTGTTATGCCAAGGAGAAAGAACAATCTGATTGGAAATGTTTTGGAACGAAACTTCCAACGTGACTTGATCAAAGAAATTAAGAAACGTTTTAAGGGAAGCATCGTTTGCAAACTTGATGCCAATTATATTCAGGGGATTCCTGATCTTTTAGTTTTGTACAAAGATCGTTGGGCCACTCTTGAATGTAAAAGATCTGCTCATGCTACTCACAGACCAAACCAGGATTACTATGTGAAGCTCATGGACAAAATGTCTTTCTCCAGATTTATATTCCCAGAGAATAAAGAGAGGATACTAAATGAACTGGAACAATCATTCTCGCCTAGAAGGTAGTCATTCGTTTCTTAGCGCATCATCGTATCATTGGCTGAATTATGACAATGAGAAATTGATATCTGTCTATAGAAACAAATTGGCTGTACTTAGAGGAACTGCTTTGCATGAGCTGGCATCTAATCTGATTAAGTTGAAAGTCAAGCTGCCTAATACACAGAAGACTTTGAACATGTTCGTAAATGATGCTATTGGTTTTGGAATGCAATCTGAACAAATATTATATTTTTCAGACAATGCTTTCGGAACAGCTGATGCAATCTACTTTGGAAAACAAAGAGGAACTGACAGATTGATATTACGTGTTCATGATCTCAAGACAGGTGAAATGCCAGCACACATGGAACAGCTTCTTGTGTACGCTGCTTACTTCTGTTTGGAGTATCATGTCCGGCCTGGAGAGATTGACATGGAATGTCGAATCTATCAGAACAATGATATTGTCTATTACAATCCTACTGCTGAAGACATAGGACCTATCATGGATAAGATCATTACGTTCGACAAACTCATTGAAGAACTGAAAGAAAAAGAAGGAGTTGAATAACTATGATATTACCAGATAAGCCTCCTATTGAAGAAATGCTTGAGCATTATGGAGTTGGTCATGAAAGAAGTAATCCTGGATCTGGACGATATCCTTATGGCTCAGGTGAAAACTCATTTCAACATGCACGTGATTTTTATACCAGAGCAAATGCTTTAAAAGCAGAACATCCAACTTATACAGATGCAACCGGTAAATGGGGTCCGGCTGGAAAGACATATGTTGGCGAAACAGCAGTTGCACACATGATGGGACTTTCAAGCACAGATTATAGACTTCAATATACTGCTGCAAAGAACGAAGTTAAGAAAGACGAATATGTTAAGATTCAAGAATTGATGGATCAAGGTTATGGTCCTACAGAAATTGCAAGGAAACTTGGATATTCTAATGAATCTAGTGTTCGATCTATCATGAAAGAGTCCGCCGTCAAGAATAGAGAGCTTGCAAGAAACACTGCAGATTTCTTGAAAGAGATCATTGACGAACGAGGAATCATTGATATTGGTCCAGGACAAGAAAACTATCTCGGCATCTCTAGAAAGAAACTAGACGATGCCGTTTTTCTTTTGGAACAAGATGGATATTTGACAAATGGTGGTGGTTACAAGAATCCTACAGATTTGTCAGGAAGTCATCAGATCAATCTAAATGTTGTTGGTCCTAAAGACATGGCCAAAAATGATATTTACAATCCAGACAAAATTCATTTCATGACCATGGACGACTACAACAAGTTTAGAGAAGCTAACGGAATCACTACTCTTGAAGACTATAAGATTGAAGAAGATCTTGATAAAGGCTACAAGAGATTTGAATACCCAGCTTCATTAGATTCTAAACGTGTAATGATTAGATATTCTGAAGAAGGTGGCAACGATCGAGACGGTGTTATTGAAATAAGACGCGGGGTTCCGGATCTAGACCTTAAAGGATCAACTTACGCTCAGGTAAGAATCCTTGTAGATGGCGATCACTATCTCAAAGGCATGGCATTATATTCTAATGAGAAAATGCCAGATGGAATCGACGTGATATTTAACACCAATAAGCCAAAGGGAACACCATTGATGAAGGTTCTCAAGGAATGTAAAAAAGATACGAACGGAAACGTTGACAAAGACAATCCTTTTGGATCAAACATCAAAGATCAGAAAGAAGGCGGGCAGTACCATTATATTGACAAAGATGGTAATGAAAAGCTTGGATTAATTAACAAAACCAGAGCCGAAGGCGACTGGGCACAATGGCAGGACAAAGTTCCTGCTCAATTTCTTTCTAAGCAGACATTACAATTAGCTCAGCGTCAGTTAAACTTAGCTATTACAGATAAGAGATCTGAGCTTAATGATATTCTTGCATTAGAGAATCCAACTCTTCGTAAGAAGATGCTTGAAACTTTTGCTAATGATTGTGATTCTGCATCTGTGCATTTACAGGCTGCAGCTCTTCCAAGGCAAAAGCATCAAGTTATATTACCTATGGAGTCTATGAAGGAAACTGAATGTTACGCTCCTGGATATAAGAATGGTGAAAAAATAGCTCTCATTAGATATCCTCATGGTGGAACATTTGAAATTCCAATTCTAACAGTTAATAATAATCACCCACAGGCTTCAGCATTATTTAAAGATGCAAAAGAAGCAGACTTAGTTGCCATTAATAAAAAAGTTGCTGATCGATTGTCAGGAGCTGACTATGATGGTGATTCGGTTATGGTCATTCCTACAAACAGTAGAGTTAATATTACGTCATCTCGTCCTTTACCAGAGCTTGAAGGTTTTGATACGAAACGAGCTTATGGTACAAGAGAAGTTATCGGTCCAGATAATAAGACACATTATATTAATGCTGCTGGTAAAGAGATCAAACCAATGAGCGAAGAATACAAGCAGAAGCAAATGGGTATTGTTTCCAACTTGATAACTGATATGACCATAAAAGGTGCCTCTAGAGAAGACTTGGCAAAAGCAGTTAAGCATTCAATGGTTGTAATTGATGCTGCGAAACACCATTTGGATTACAAGCAAAGCGAAATCGACAATGATATTAAGCAGCTTAAGCGTACTTGGCAAGGTCATTATGAAGATGGCAAGTATAAAGAAGGCGCTTCTACATTGATATCTAGAGCAAAGAATGAAGTCGATGTAACAAAACGTCAAGGTCAGCCTAGAGTTAACAAGATTGGCAACTACGATTATGATCCAACAAAGCCTGAAGGAGCCTTGATATTTAAAGACTCTGATCAGAAGTACCAGGTTAAGGTAAAGATTCAGGAAACGAATCCTGAAACAGGTAAGGTTAAGTCTAAATGGGTATGGGCTAATGACTCTACACCTAAATCGGACAAAGAAGCTGCTAAGAATAATGATATTTCCAAGGTTCAGGAAAAGATCAAGAACGGTAAATACTTCTATTATATTCCGGGACCAGATGGTAAAGCTAAGAGGGTTACTGTTACCGGAGAGGAAACAAAGATATCCTTAAAGACACAGAAATCAACTCAAATGGCGGAAACATCAGATGCTCGTACATTGATATCTGACAGGAATACTCAGATGGAAAACCTCTATGCTAGCTATGCCAATACAATGAAGGCTATGGCTAACGAAGCTAGGAAAACAGCAATGTATACAAAGGGCATTATATTTAGCCCTAATGCAGCTAAGATCTATTCTAAGGAAGTAGATGAGCTCAAAGCAGCCATTGATATTTCAGAAAAGAATGCACCTAGAGAGAGGCAAGCTATTGTTATGGCGACGTCTAGGATCAACGCAAAGAAGGAGGCGAATCCAGATCTAGCTAAAAACAAAGACTGGGTAAAAAAGATATCTCAAAGGGAACTCACCAGGGCAAGGGACGAGGTGGGGGCCCGGAGGAGGTCTATTGATATTTCACCCCGTCAATGGGAAGCCATTCAAGCTGGTGCTTTTAGAAAGACTACATTAGAGAAAATCTTTGACAAAGCGGATCTTGACAAACTTCGTGAATATGCCACCCCTTCTAGCACTAAAACACTTAGTGATTCAAAGAAGGCCCGTATTCAGTCAATGAAAGCGTCAGGTTATACAAACGCAGAAATTGGTGAAGCTTTAGGCGTATCCGCATCAACTGTTTCAAAGTATTTGAATGACTAGTTGAAAGGAGAAAAAGAAAGATGACAATTGAAGTTAACAACACTGGAAACGTTCAATTAAACTCTAATTCTGACTATTTCATGCATTCAGATACAGATTCAAACGAAAAAGTGCCAACTCGATACAAAGTTGCAATCACAACAGTTGACAATCCTTATGATCCATTTGACGCCTTCGATCATTGGTATCAGTTTG